AACCCTGCTGATTATAAAGTAGAGGTAGATTCAAGAATTGACTTTCAAGTAGGTAGGAACATAAGCCCAAGAGAATAATGACCTTATACGAAATAATTCAACAAAGAGGTATAGAGGCCATTGGAAGATTCTATTCTACCTATCGAGGTATAGTAATAACTTCTAATGACCCTGACTCTCAAAACAAGGTATGTGTACATCTCCCGAGTATACTAAGAGGTGTAGAAGTATGGGCCTATCCTAAGCATCAACAAGGAGGTCCTGGTTCTGGATTCAAATGGTTATCTCCTCGTGAAGGTTCTATAGTATATGTAGAATTTGAAAATGGAGACCCAAGACACCCCCTCTGGTCTTATCATGGCTGGGCAATCGGAGAGATGCCTCCTGACTTAGACAAACCCCATGTACTTGGGTTTATTACACCCAAAGGCAATAGGATTATACTGGATGAAAGTGAATCGGGAGTATTAACTGCAATAATCCAACAAGATATAATTGTTAAGTCTCTAGACGGTAACATAAACGTCGATGCGAATAACATTATAATGCAGGGGGGAGAAGTTGGTATTCCTGAATCCAATTCGGTAGTAGGGAGGTTAAATAAAATTGAGCAAGACCTAAATAAAATAAAGCAGACATTTACTAACTGGGTACCTAAACCTCAGGACGGTGGTGGTGCTTTGAAGACTGCTGCTGCATCTTGGGCTGGTTCTAAATTGGAAGAGACCAAGGTGGAGGATATTGAAAGTGAAACAATTAAACAACCTAACTAATGGCAAACTATAATCAACTCAACACTATTGGTAGTGGTGCCTATTTCCCGATAAAGCTTGAACAAGCCCTCGGGAGTGATGGGAAACCAGAATCAGTACAGCTGCCAGATGGAAGAGTAGTACCAAAGATAGGGTGGTATATACTCCGAGGGGATGTTGCTTTAATAAAGCAGAATCTCACAGCTATCCTAACCTATCAGATAGGCCAAAGGTTCAGGCAAGAGGACTTTGGTTCTCGAACTTGGGAATGTTTGGAAGAACCTAACACCAGTGCTCTCAATCTCATGATTAAAAATTTCGTGAAGGATGGCATAGCAGCTTGGGAACCTCGGATAACTGCATTAAAGGTATTCGCTCTGAAACCCACCAAGGAATCTATAAGACTCTTGATATATTTCAAGGTACAGAACTCTCAAAGGGTAGAAGAGTTAAACTTTCAGTATAACTTAAATAACTCTACAACAAATGTCTACTAGCAACCCTTGGCTCACCCCTTTTCAGAGGTCATATAATGACATAAAAGCCAAACTGATTCAATCTCTGAATGAAAGGGTTCCAGAGATAACGGATATGAGTGAAGGTAATATCTTCATCCTTACACTCTCAATATTTGCAGGTATTGCCGAGGTAATACATTACTACATCGACGGTATGGCAAGGGAAGCTTTCCTCCCAACTTGTCGAAGGTATTCATCTCTGTACAAACATGCTAAGCTGGTGGATTATCATATAAAATCAGCCATCCCATCTTCAGTAGACTTAACTGTTTACATGCAAGATGGAAGTCCTTTCCCGGTAGATATACAAGTACCCCAGAACACTATATTCAATTCAAAGGATGGTAAACAGTGGATAACTACTCGCAATGTAACTATTGAAAGGGGTACATATACTTATAAAGTACCGGTAGCTCAGAAAGAGGCCGTGGAAGAAGTAGAACTGGGTACTTATACCTCTCATGATATTATCATAACTTTGGGAGATTTGCCCACGGATAAGAAGTATGTAGAAGGTTCTATGGTACTTACTATTGGTGGAGAAGCTTGGACCTTGGTGGATACTTTTGCTTATTCAGGTCCTGGTGATAAGGTGTACAAGGTAGAACTTGATACTACTCTCACTCCGTACCTGGTATTTGGTGATGGTCAGTTTGGTAGGAAACCAACCATAGGTTCACTCATCAAGGGGCAGTACTATCTTACGTATGGTGCAAACGGTAATATACCGGCAAACCAATTCGACAAAGTTCCAGATGTAATGACCGATGTAACTTCTGGCCTTACTATAACCAATACTATAGCTGCTACCGGGGGCTCTGACTATGAGGATTTTGATACCCTCAAAGAGCATATACCATTAAGTATTAAGACTCTGGGAGTGGCCATCACCAAAGAAGATTATGAGGCCATAGCCATGTTAATAGATGGAGTAGATAAAGCTTACTGTAACTACATCTGTGGAAAATATGTAGAAGTATATATCACTCCAGATGGTGGTTCAGAAGCAAGCACCGAGCTTATTAACAATGTAAAGCAAAGGATGGAATCTTCTAAGGTGTTAACCACTCGAGTAAGTGTGTATTCTACACATGCAGCCAAGATTTACCTTTCGGCTGAAATTACTGGTAGGAAGTCTTTCAAATCCATAGATATAAGCAACCAGGTAAAGAAAGCATTGTTAGACGCTTATAACTATCAGAACTCTGATATCAATAAACCGGTAAGACAGTCTGACTTGTATGCTCTCATGGATAATCAGCCCATGGTTGATTTCCTTACCATAACCGAGCTGTACTTACTGCCGTACCCGATAGCCATAAATATCAACTCTCAGAATACGGAAGAGATAGTATCAGTGCCCGCACTGAATATCACCTACTTCAAGATGATATCATTTACAACCTCTACTCCGGAATCTGATTTTGAGAATTGTTACATACAGACCGTAATAGAAAACGGCAATGCCTTCTACAAGGTGTATGCTAACAAGGACTTGTCGGGTAATGCTCTATACTCTGGTCAATATGGTAAACCTCTCGAGGTAACTCTGACCAAGTCAAAGTTCAGCCTTACAATCAACTTACCGGTTGAAAATGCAAACTACGAAAACGGAACAGTATATCAATTAACCACCCAACCGATGGGAAGCAACGGCAGATTGGTAGACCTGATTCCTCACAACTACAATATCCCCACTATCAGTTCGGATAACATAACACTCACAATCAATGAAGTGGTTTAATCCAGCGAAGACATTCTTCAGGGATTACATCTTCAGTAACCTTTTCGACCATTACTATAAATCCAATGATACCTACCAGGATTCAGAAGGCAAAGGTATATTCGAAAGGTTCATAGATGTATGTTCGGGTTATTTCGATACTGAAGTAATGCCAGATATAGATAACTTCATGGAATGTCTGGATGTGGATAAAGCCAATCCTATATTCCTGAATTATCTCTGGGAATACTTTGGGTTCATACCGTATGCCTATGGCGTATTAACTAAGGGAGAACCTTATACAGAGAAGAATCTAGAGAATTGGGTAAAAGAAGATAGGGGTTTTCCTACCGCGGATTACCGGCTAGTTCTAAGATACGCCATATCCTTGTACAAGATACGAGGCACTAGACGGTTTTATGAAATATTAGGCCGTTTTTATGGAGTGACCTTTACTCTCACAGAAGTAGATGAAAGTACCAAAGCATCAGTAGCCCAGGCAATAGGCGATGGTTCTGTAAACTATGATACTATCTCTCACTTCGATACTCCTTCAGCTACCTACGATACTGAAACGGATTGTTGGGAATGTGTCCCAATGATTCTCACTATTGGCATACCAAAGGGTCAATGGGATTTTATGGTAAGGAAAGACCAGGAGATTCAAGAACAATTGTTGGAAGAGTGGAAGCTGATGAATCCCGATGCCACTGAAGAAGAGATAGAGGCTGAAAAGGAACAAATACAATCAGAACATCCCTCCGACTACAGTGACAAGGTAAGAGAGACTCTGGTAAACATTGTCAATAAGTACTTACCCGTAAACGTAAAATATTTTGAACCAAAAGACAGTTCTGTAGTATTTGAACAAACTACTGCCGTAATTTATATCGTATATGCTTAACATGCCTCTAATAGCTCTACTATCTTCTTTTGCTCAGGAAGACCCCAAACTTGACCATGTAGTTCAATCTCTAACCAAATCTTCGATTGAACTGGCTGAAGCTGCCTCTAATTATGGGGCACTCAAAGTGATATTCGGTATATTCATGGTAATGGTTTTAGTGATGGTAGTAATGTTCGTATATACCATCTGGAACCTAAATAAAAAGGTAACCGTGGTATCAGAATCATCACAACAGGTAAAGGAATTCTTTGATGGAGCTGCTGACTCTACCATAGGTATAACTGAAGCTCAGATATTGATACGTAGGGAATTCAATTGCTTGGGTCACATCCTGAAGTATGCGATACTGCGGATCAGATTTGAGAATCATATAGACAACAAAGAGTCAACTGTAAAGAAGGTAGAGAGCTTGGTGAATAATGAGTATTCCGAACTATGTGGATTACTATCAAACTTCACCTGTAATGGTAAATCTCTGTCAAATATCTTTGAGCCTCAAGATAATGAGGCAATTAAAGATATGGTAATAGAACAGATATATATACCAAAGGACCAATTCACAATATCCAATATGGACCAATCAGTTGGTATGTATCTAAACGGATTAAAACTAATATACCTTAAAAAATTATAACATGGCACGAAGATTATTGCCTATCATAGACTTTGCTCATGGGTCTGATGTGGCAGGAAAACAATCTCCCGATGGTAGACACAAGGAATACCTGTGGAGTAGAAAAGTGGGTAAGATGTTGGCAGAACGTCTTAAACGGGAAGGATTCGAAGTAGCATTCACCAATACTAAAGACACCGAAATTGGGCTGTCTAGAAGAAAAGAAATTGCAAATAATTTAGATGCTCCCCGAGGGGGAACTAAGTTTCTGCTATCTCTCCATAACAATGCCGCAGGCATGGGAAATGAGTGGTGCGCTGCCCGGGGATTTGAAATATGTACCACCAAAGGACAAACCCGTTCGGATTTATTTGCTACAGTAATATTCGAACAACTGCAGGAAGACTTCCCCACTACAGATGGTTATAAACACAGAACAGACCCATCAGATGGTGACCCTGATAAGGAAGCCAATTTTACTGTACTGATGGGCAACAACTACTGGGGAGTACTTCTCGAGTGGTTATTTCAGGATAATCCAGACGATGTGGCTTTACTCGAGGATGACTCAGTGAACCGGGAACTGGTAGAGTCTTTAACCAAGGCCTTAATATTCATCGACGAGAATCTCGATAAGTTAAAAATTTAATTATGGCACAGAATAATGTAACAGAAGTCGTGAATGGGATAGTACAACCAAGGTTCTATCAAGTTTATGGAGACTTAATAGAATCTAAGGAGGTTATGGAACCTCTTGCCATAATGGCTGGTACAGGTCCTATTTGTGGCTTCGACTGGGTAGATACTACCCAACAGAATGTAACCATAACCAGTGTATTCAAAAGACCGGGTACATTACCATCTGGAATGAAAAATATTCTGGGCCGGGCTCGTAGGGTATTCCTTTCTAATAAGGATAACACTGCGGGTCAGGTGTTCAATGCTTACACTACTCCAGATGGATTATGTCATATAGCTCCTGATGTACTAACCTTCAATGGAGTACAACCTTCTGGAGGGTGGCCAAGTTTGAGTAACCCTCAGAAGCTGGTGGCATTTGCTGTAAAAGCAACTCATACCTATCGTCCCGATGGAAGTGAGAATCCTCCCGGTGTAACTAACTTCACCTGTGGGTGGTTAACTTTTGATGATGTGTATGGTCTTGATGAGATACTTTCTTGGGGTTATGAAAGGATGTTAGAACTCCTGGCTGATTCCGGAATGCCTTTCAATAAGGACATCGACTCTCTCATAGGTATATATCTGGTGGGATGGAGACCTGAGTGGAATAGCCAGACTACGAGCATGAGGTATAAGTCAATCATGGCAGCCATGAACTATACTTTGTGTTTGGTACCCATTCAAGGTCAATTTCCAGTAAAGCCGTACGGAATGAATCCTTTGGATATTCTTGACCTGAAGAGTCGGGTTCAATCTGTAGAGAGTAAGTTAGATTCTACTAATATAAAGGGCAATTCTAAGGTGGTTGATTCTTTGGCTATTACCCAAGGTAATGGTGTAGAAGTAGACTATGAGTTATCTAAAATCGATACGGATAGCACAGGAATTCAGGGGACTGTAAGAGTAGTTATTAAAAGCTTAAAAGTCAAAGGGGTAACTTTATTCAAGGACTACAGTAATCCACGTACTTTTGATACCTTAGCAAATTACATCTATGATTACTTAAAGGCCATAGGTATATGGGGTATAAAAAATGGCAATGACCCAGATACTGGGTTACCCATATATACGGATTGGGGCCTAACCATCATGCATAGAAACTTAAGTAAAGAAGCTAACTACTTAGACCCAGAAGATAATGTGTGGTCGGTAAATGGTGGATTTACTTTACCAGACCGAGCCGAGATATTAGGTACTTTATGTGTGTGTCCCTATAATTCTGCAGTAAGACCCTATTTATCTCCTCTATTACCAGAGCATAGTTCTACAGTTGAAAGGATAAGTAAAGACCCAGCTTTGACTTTAGCTGTAGCCATGGATAATATATTCATGTCAGGTTCTCCTACTGTAGTATCTACTCCCATATCTCAGTATATATCTCCGACTACCAGTAAAGGTACTCTGAAGATGAGACTGACACCATTCGGAGTAATATTCATAGCTGCAGTAAACGTAGCAGAAACATTTACTGATATAACTTATATTACTCTACGAACTCGTAATTTGTATGAATTAGTAGGTAATAATCCTAAATGGTTATTAGCTTTGAAATCCATACAAAAACAGGTAAAAGAAGACCAGCAAGGTTTGACCGGTAATCCTTCCATGGTGCCCTCAACAGTTCTGGGTAATATACAGTGTGTACCAGGTTCTGCCTATACTTGTGAGGTAGATTTAGAAGTAGGCCCAACTATACCAAATCCTTCTGGAATCAACCAAATGTACGTAAGGGTTATAATCCCCATGTATAGAGGAAGTACTCCTAATTTAGATTATATAGGTTGGACTCAGGCTCTAAGAGTATTTGTACCATTATCCATATCAGACTTATGGTATAAGGGATTACATCCCAGTATGGAAATAGAAGACTAAACTGAACCATAGTTGAGTTGGTTAAGTGGGGCCGGGGTGAGGTTAGCAATAACCTTGCTCTGGCCTTTTTCATTGTTTAAGGTCTACTGCAGCTTGTTCTAAAACCTTCTGAATGGTTTTCCTCATCCGGGAAAACATATTAACTGCAAACTTATCCCGGGGTAACTCAAAGTAATCTATAAGATGTAATATAGAAAGCTTGCCATGGGAATCTTTGATACGAGACTCAAACCATTTGGGAGGTTCAAGTTGTATTTGCATAACCAGATATTCATCTGGTGTAAGGTGTTCTTTCATGTATTGATGGAATCTTTGAGATTGTTCCTCCTTTATTCTGGTCTCATCGGAATCATCAAGTAGCTCTTTATTATTGTCAAATAATACCTCAAATGAAGTTAACTCTTGATTGAACTCTGCTTGCTTGGTATAAGCATTCCTCAGTAACTTACTTTTATAAGTTTGCAGGGAAGATAAGAGAGTTGCTTTCAACCTTTCTTCATCGTATTCGTCTTGGTATTTATTAAATACATACAAGAACTTATCCCAGAAAAAAGAGTTAATAATATCTGGTGTGAGATTAAATCTTCTGGAATCAACTCCTCTCGTCAGTCTACGGATTAAGGGTTTGCAGGTTTTATATAACCTATTAAACAAATCCTCATCATAAGGTTTTAATTCTGTCAAGCGATGTAGTTCACTTCCGTTGTTGCCTTTCATAGTAGTAAAGATTTTTAACAATGCAAATATAAATAATAAAGTAACAACTTGTATGAATTTTATCAAAATTATTTCACCGTCTGTGTTCAAGTATGTTCAAAGATGAGCTTGGAGAACTATATTATCTAGCAGATACTATTGATTATACACTCATGAATATTATATAATATATGAAACAAAATAGGGTAAAGAAGAGGTTAAACTCCTGTGACAAGTTTACGTTCTCTATCGAGTTTCAATTAGAAGTACTTAGGTTTTTGGTACAAGGGAAGGAAGCTCTTCTATATGTTACAAAGATAAAACCTGGGTACTTTACTTTAATTGAACACTCAATAGTAGTAGAGGCCTTGGTAAAATTCGTAAAGAAATATCAACGAATACCAAGTGAGGTCTTAATGGTTGAGCAGGTTAAAACTTTGTTAGAAGGTAAGGATTATGTAGACTTAGTTACCAAGGATGATATCCCTAATATTCATAGTTTAATATCTGAACTTTATAATAAGCCTCTAAAAGATGTAGATATTGTTCTGGAGAACATACACAAGTTTATTGCCTACATTGAATTGAAAGCCTTAAATGAAGGTATGGACTTCTCTGATTACAATTCTTACGAAACCTATCAAGCTAAACTAACTAAGATTCTACAAAGTTCAAAACCACAAAAGAAGGACGAACCTTTGTTAATGGTTAGTGGAACTGCAATGCGACAACTTATGCGAAAGGTTGACCCAGATGTAGTTCCCACTCCATTTTGGCAGTTGAATAGGTTGGGTAATGGAGATGGATATCCCAAGAACTCTCTTTTCGTTTTAATTGACCGTCCCAAACGAAGAAAGACTTTTGCACTTATCAATGTTGCTCGGGGATATCTGGCTATGAAAAAGAATGTTCTTTACATAGATACCGAAAATGGTAAAAACCAGTTAATGGACCGTATGATTCAGTCTACCCTAAATAAAACTAAGAGAGAGATGTTAACCGGTGATTATGATAAAATGGAGCAAAGGCACATGCGTAAATATAAACGACTCGGGGTTGAGTTTATTGTGGAGCGTGTACCTGCAACCATTGCAGATTGTAATACCATTATGAACTTGGTCAGGAAACTGGAAACCGAGAAAGGTATCAAAGTCCATGTCATAATGATTGACTACGCTGCAAAATTAGCTTCTATTGCTAGAGATAGGGACGATGTAGAACGTATCAACAATGTATATATAGATATTGATAATATGGGTGATGAGTTGGGACTTGATGCTGTATGGACTGCCCAACATGTTACCAGAGAAGGAGCTAAGCATCAAGAAACTCGATATGAGGATAATGATATTGCTTCTGCTATATCTATCATAAGGAATGCAAAATGCGTCATGGGATTAAATTCTACTCAAGACGAGGAGGAACACAATATCATGAGAATGGAAGTTGTAGTTCAACGTGATGGAGTTCCAAATGGTCGGGTAATGTTTAATATGGACCCAGAAAGACAACGTATGAAAGAGTTCTCTAAAGAAGCCAGAGCAAAGTACGATGAGTCCATGGGTAAACAGGTAGATGACTTACTTAAGAAAAAGAAGAGAGTAAGTAATCCCAATGCAGACCCAGAAAAGAGAAGTAAAACATCAGGTGATATTTAGTTAAACCTTAAATAATTAAAATTGTATGGCACGAGTTATTACTACAGAGCCTCTTAAAATTCAGGAGAGGACTACAGTTTGTAAAAATTGTAATTCCAAGGTAGCTTTCAATGAGAAGGAAGTATTCTTGGATTTAAGTTATGGTCCAGAGCATAATGGAGAAGAGTGCATCACTTGCCCTCACTGTCATTATAATATCCATATTGGCGTATTCCAAGCTACTGAACACATGTAGTTATGAATGTAAGATTATTGAAGATATTTCGTAGGAGAGCTTCCAAAGAGATATGTTTAAGAAGGCAACCGGGTAACAGATATCAAGTTGTATGTCCAATTGAAGAGAGGTATAGTTTAGGAGTATTCTTCCGTGAGTGGGTACCCATCTCTTCAGAAAAGGCTTCTATAAATTGGAATAAGGTTACTCCCAACCATAGGACTATGGGGTATAAAGACATAGATAGGTATGAGGTACCTTATAAGAATTCTTTCCTAAGGTTAGAAGAAGCCAGAGCAGAATTAACGAAGATTCGTAGAGGATATATAATCCATCATCTAGTTCCTGAATTATGTCAGAAGTTACCAGTTAATAAGTAATAATTACCCGGCTATGTTATTCATGGTCGGGTATTTTCGTTTACGATATGAGACTTAACAGCAATATAAAAGGTGTTAAAGTAAAGCCTATACCAAACTATCCAGAATATTTGGCTTCATTCGACGGTAGAGTATATTCCACTAAATTACATAGATGGCTATCTACTAACCCTCATAAGATATTCGGATATTTACAGGTACATCTAAGAAAAAAGACCCATAGATTGAACAGGGTTATAGCTACAACTTGGATACCTAATCCCGATAACTTACCATGTGTAGGTCATAAGGATAATAATAGAACTAACAATAGAGTAGAAAATCTATACTGGTGTACTCATAAAGAAAATACTCAACAATGTATAAGAGATGGTAGATTCAAACCCAGAGGTAAAACTCCTTTGAGTATAGAGATTAGACGTAAAATAAAAGCCGAATACTTGAAAGGAAATACCACTCTACAAAAGTTAAGCCGTAAATATGGTAGAGCACATTCAGTTATTAGGAGGATAGTATATGAGACTAAATAACCATACTAAAGGTCGTTTACATGAATATTTTAGATATAAGTTGAAGGCCTTCGATTATCGTAATTCTTGGATGAAATCAGACTGCCCATACTGCGGTGGTGAGAAAAAGTTCGGCATTAACCTTTCAAACAATCGGTGTAATTGTTTCAAGTGTGGTGAGCATCCTTCTCCGATAAGCTTGGTAATGTATCTGGAGAATACGGATAGTTTTCATGAAGTATTATCTATACTTGAATCAGGAGATTATTCTGGATATGTTTTCAAGGAAGAGAAGGTTGAGTTAAAAGGTAAGAAGGAGTTTTTCCTCCCCGAAGGATTCAAGAACATATCCATGGGTACTTCTCTGTTGGCAAGGTCTGCCAGGAATTACCTTAAGAAAAGAGGATTTAAGATAGAGGAGTTAGCTCGTAAAGGATGGGGGTATTGTAACACAGGTAAGTATCTTGGATATATCATTATTCCTTTTACAGAGCATGGGCAATTAACTTACTTCAATGCCCGATTATATATGGGCGCTGGTCCCAAATATAACAACCCAGAAGTAGATGTAACAGGTTTGGGAAAGAGTTTTATTATATATAATGCGGATGCTCTAGAAATATACCGAACCATTTATATTTGTGAGGGTGCAATCAATGCTGAAACTTTGGGGGAGAATGGAATTGCAACCGGAGGTAAGGCAGTTTCAAGATGGCAAGTAAACAAGTTCATCAAGAGCCAAGTAGAGAAGTTTATAATATTGATTGACCCTGATGCTAAATATAAGGCATTAGACCTGGCCTTCAAGTTGGTACCCTTCAAAAAAGTAAAGGTGGTATTCTTACCAGATAATGAGGATGTCAATTCATTGGGTAAGCGAAGGACTTTAGAATATGTACGAGAGACGACATATCAGACTTATCAAGAACTTTTATCTATAAAATCACAATTGAAATTATAATGGCACAACGAGAACCTTCTATACATATCTCTAAAACTTTATTCCGTAAATTATGGAAGGAAATGGGGGGTAGAGTATCTGAAGAATTCGTAGATGAGTTCTTCACTAAAGCCAGGCAATACTCTTTGGACCATCGTTCAGTGGTAGGAGAGGATAAAAAGGTACAAACCCAAGCTGTTCGTAGAGCTTCAGGAAGTATAGGAGATGCAAACTTATTAGCAGATATCATCTATTCTACTAGAATCCAACTCAAACACATAGGAGTAACTAAAATAAAGCAAACCGATTTACAATGGGCCTCAGTAAAAGAGTTGGTACCTGTTGTAAATGAGTTTTGTCAAAAGTTTGGGTTCGAACCTCGTCAGGGATATATCGAGTTTGTAACCACAGGTATTAAGTTAATGTCCCAAGCAAAAAGAGTTAACTATAACTTCTGTGCAAATTGGTTACATCAAAGGGTTAATTGGATTATGGATGTATATGAGGCTGATAAGGAAGTTAAAGAGGATAAACACCCTGAATATACTCGAGAGGTGTATGAACATTATACTAAAGAGATTCTCGATAGAATAGGTATAAATAATACCTATGATAAGAATCCTCAGGAGTATGTATGGTTTGTAAGGGCAAGGAAATTAGCTGATGAGATTGGGGTTGATTATGAGACCTTTGTACTCGGTCAATTCTATGCACTCGAATTTTGTAATGGTATACCTAAAATAGAAGATTTATCCAATGATAAAGCTCGTCAAAGGGTTATTAACTATATGGCAAAATTTAATATAGTGTCTCGACCTAAAACAGAACATGTGGACTGGGACGCCTTCAAAAAATAGAGATTATGAAAAGGGATTGGGAAGATATTTGGGGCACTGTATTGCAGGTGTACTTGGGAATATGTATACTGGGATGGGTATTGGTAATTATTCTGAATATAATAGAAATGCTTAATAAACAAGGAATATGAAAATAGACTGGGATAACGTTATAGCAACGGCTATTCAGACAGTGTGTATAATAATACTACTCATGTTTTTCATGTGTGGTATTTTCGGTATAATAGATATGGCCACAAAATTATGATAACTATAACCATAAAGAACTGCAATGTTTGTGAATTATCTGGCCCAGCTAAGTTCACAAACAAGTTGTATGAAATGTTCCGGATTAAGCATCCGGACGCTTGGCATATAATGATGTATAGCAGGGCAAAGAACTGGGATGGTTATGTAAAATATATCTCGGATTATGGGCAATTCAAAATAGGCCTTCTAAATAAGGTTTATAATGAATGCCGTAAAATGGGACAAAAGGTAAAAATTATAGATAATAGACCATCCATGGGAGTTAAACCAGTAATTCCAACAGTACTGGGGGATAAAGAACTACGGGAAGTACAGAAAGAAGCTCTAGAAAAGATAGTATATAATAAGGTTGGAGATACTCCTTTCCTTATTTGTGCATCTGACTTGGCAGTTAACTTCGGAAAGACTTTGGTGTTCTGTGGATTACATCAGGCTTTCAAGAGGAAATTGAAAACTGTTTTATTGTTGAACAGTGCCGACTTGTTTAAGCAGTTCAAGAAAGAGATTCCAGAGTTATTACCGGGAGAAAAGGTAGCATTTATCCAGGGTAGTAAATGCAGTGAGTGGGGTAACTTTAATGTTTGTATGGTTCAATCTCTGGCAGGTAATATAAATAGGTATCAGAAGTTCCTTTCAGAAATAGACATGGTACTTATAGATGAGGCTGACGTGATTGACAATAAGACCTATAAGACGGTGATACAACACCTATACAACTCAAGAGTACGAGTTGGATTAAGTGGTACTCTATACATGAGTAATCAGAAGAAGAAGTTAATACATAACCTGAATATCATGTCATTTATTGGTGATAAGGTTAACCAGATAAAATTAAGTGATATGATAGAGAAAGGGTATTCTACTCCTATTACTTGCAAGTTGGTATATGCTCCCTTTAAGTACTCTAAAGATGTGGATTACCCAACAGAATACAAGGAAGTGATATCAGATAATGTAAAAGCTTGGAAACTATCCCTTGACCGTACCAAGTATAACATTGGTAGAAAGAGATTACCAGCTTTGGTAGTATGTAAGTTTATAGGTCATTGTGAAAATCTTTATCGGTATTATGCTAAACATCTCGGGAATCAATACAACATACAATATGTACATCATAATACCAAAGGGCGTGATGAAATTCTACAAGCTTTTAGAGAAGGTAAAATCGATATACTAATAGCTACCACGATTATTTCTAGAGGTCAAAACTTCCCTGAATTAAAATATCTGCAGAATACTGCATCAATGGATTCTAATGAAAAATCCATACAGATATTGGGACGTCTTGCAAGAACTCACATGAATAAAAAGAAAGCATACCTGGACGACCTTCAATTTCCGGGTAATTATCTAAAGAGACATGGCAACCATAGACGAATGTATTATCAGAAAGAAAAATTAAAGGTAATCAGAGTGGAAGGGTAATACGCATATATGCGCACGTATATACCTACACTTATAACTCTATTAGTATTTAGTATACTAAATACTAATAGAGGTTTATATAGCTAAAGCTATATAAACTTATACTTAACTTACTTAGTAAGTATTAACTTAAGCTAAAGCTTAAATACGCACGCACGTATAATGGTGAACCAGAAAGTTAGTGCATATACTATTCTACATCAATGACACTGAAATACCTATTAACTATCACTTGATATCAAACTCTCAAATATATGGCGAAGAAAAAGAAAGACAAACTTAAGGAAGTAAGAAAGGAGTTAGAGACTGGGGATATTCTTGAACCTATAGATATCACCAAACTTGGTTCGGGTTCAGACCCTTGTTTCGGTAAACACTACGACCTTTCAACCAAGGAATGTAAGATGTGCGGAGATTCTGAACTCTGTTGCATTAAGTTCACAGCTCTCATGGGTAAGACTCGTAAAGAATTAGAAGCAGAAACCAAGTTCAAGGATTTGGAACCCTTGGTAGATATAGAAGGTTGCAAAAAGTATTACCGTAAACTGGTAAGGGAGAAATTAGGTAAGAAGGAAATACTCGATAAGCTTCAGAGTAAGTTCGAGTTATCACGAAAAGAAGCAAGAGACATTTATCGTAAATTCAACAGTAAATAACATGGTACAATTAGAGTTCACAAAGATTAGAGATGTTAAATCCCCAAACCGAGCAAATGATGGGGATGCAGGTCTGGATTTCTACATCCCAAAGTTATACATGGATGATATACTAAAGGTGGGAGAAAAACACGAGAGGGATTTCACTGGTATCAATCGTAGAATGTTCAGCAATGGCAGTCTGAAATTCAGGAGTATAGAAACCAATGGGATATGTGTAGAAATCAGTCCTGGTGGAAGAGTACTAATACCATCCGGAATAAAAGTTCTTATCAATCCCAAGGAATCTATGCTAATGGCAGCAAATAAATCAGGAGTTGCTACTAAAGATGGGTTGACTTTTACTGCCGAGATAGTAGATAGCCCATACACAGGAGAAATGCACATAGGTATTCAGAATGCCTCAAATGAACCCGTGTACATACCTTTATGGGAAGATAAAAAGATAATGCAATTCGTACACGTTCCCATCATACTCTCAACACCGAAAGAGATTACCAATGAGGAGTATGAAGAGAAAGCAAAGAACTGGGGAACAAGAGGAGATAAGGGATTTGGTGCACACGATAATAAGTAAGACCATGGATAGCAGAGACATTAAAGAAGAACCGGGTATAATTCCCGACTATAAGTATCTAGAAGAGATATATCAAATGCAAAAGAACCTCTTGTCTGGGTATATAGGCATAGAGGGGTTACCACAATATCCGGTAGACATCAATACAAAGGCTTCTCAAACCCTATTGAAGGACTTTACTGCTCGGGTTATTGAGGAGTTATCCGAGGGGTATGAATCTTTTGAAAATGTTAGAGCTTTATTCGAAGCCAATCATGCAAAGTTGGTACAAACCCAAGGAGATTGCATAGAGTATACCGAGATACTCAATAATCTGCAGAATGCTAACGAAGAGAATGCGGATGCTATCCACTTCTTTATAGAACTGTTAATATATGCCAATATACAGCCAGAAGATATTATGGCATATATGGAGAAGTGGGTAAAGGACAACAATTGTACTCAATCAGTAGTAGATTCATTAAACAAGAACCATGACGATATCCTGCGTACAGCCATGAATCTTGGAGTAATGTGGATAATGGACGAAGGCGATATCAGTGTTATATTTCATAACAATGCCACAGACCTAACTAAGTGGTATGAGAACATGGATTCGGAAACACATCTGGATTATAACACAAATTTACTCGAGGGAGGTAGATACTTCAATCATGTGGAGTACTCAGTAAACTACCCATATTTGTTATGGAAGATAACCCATCATCTGAACATTGCTCGTAACTTCCTGAAGAATAAACCATGGAAGCAATCCCAGGTAATGACTCAGGAGTTAAAGTATCAGTCAGAATTAGTGAAGGCCTTCATTTACTTCTGCGGATATTTGGGATGGATAGGTATGGGTTCAGATGATGTATTCTACATCTATTTTAAGAAGAACCATATCAATAAATTTCGGCAGAAGTCACTATATTAGTTAGATACATGGCCAACCTGATATTACTAAATTTACTATTAATTATTGACAACAGTATTATAGAATATGAAAGTTAGTAATATAGATGGTTGGCCATGCTATTATATTAGTAAGAGTGGCAGGCTATACAGTAATAAGAGAGGTAAATGGATACGAATTAGAGGTGAATTATGTAATAATAGGTTACAGTATAGGTTATACAAGAGGATAAATACTGACTTATTGGGGAATAAGAAACATTCTTGGGGTATAGATACAAGTACAAGTCGATGGTTTAAAGCATCAAGATTAGTAGCTATGGCTTACATACCAAATCCTCACAACTATCCCATAGTATGTCATAAAGATAATAATCCACGGAATAATAGAGTAAGTAATTTATACTGGGGAACCCAGAAAATGAATATTCAACAGGCAGTTAGGGAAAATAGATTTACACAATTTGCTAAGAGAGGAAAAGAAAATCCCATGTATGGTAAAAGGGGTAAGCTAAGCCCTTTTTATGGTATACCAAGAAGCAGCGAAACAAAGAGATTAATCTCCATAGCTAACAAAGGTAGAAAGGTAAGAGAAGACACAAAGTTAAAAATTTCAAATACCCTAAAATCTCTAAAGAGGGGAAAAACGGTATTCTTAAGAGATGATATTATAAAGTTAAGATACGAGGATAAATTATCACAATCGGCTATAGCTGAGAGATTAGGGTTACATCAAACAGCTATTAGTAAATTTCTAAGAAATTATGAATCTTGTAAAAGCTAAGAATCCCACTGATGCTTGGGAAAAGATACTGGAAAACTTCTTAATCAAGAAACCAGACTGGTTTTGTGAGGGAGTTGGTTATAACCTAACCGATTCTCTTTTTACATACGACTTGATGGTAGAAATAGCTGATGCTAAATTCGACCCAGACTTCGACTTCGGTAAGATGTTTGGTTATACCATGACCAAGTGGACTGGGCTGATTACTAACTACCTTGATTTGGATGTGCTTGACCAGGCTAAACTGATGATAAGGAAGTTAGAAGAGAATAAGACAGTAAACAGGAATTATCACATTGGGTTCCATTTTGCTGACAATCATGGTAGTGGCAAAGGTTGCTTAGTTGGTGGTATATTCTCTCGTAAGATTGGAGTGGAAAACCCCGAGATAACTGTAATACTACGTTCTTCAGAGATAGTTACAAGGTTACCAATAGATATACTGTTATTCTGTCGTATGGGTCAGTATATATATGGCCATGATAACTTCTCGTTAAAGTTGGTTATCAAAGCGGCTTGGGCAAATGATACTACCATACTGTTATATCAGAATCGCAAGGACATAAAGGAGTTTTTGAAAGAAAACTGTAGTGATGAGGTACGTAGAAAGAAGATACGTAAATCTCTCAAAAAACTTATGACAAGTGATGAAGCAGGTTATAAAACCTATGGTAACAGTTTCAGAGCTTTCAAGGTATTAAGGAGAGATTTGGGGTATAAACAGAAATCTATGTTAGCCTCGGCCTTAGAAATTGGAGATTGGGATGGTATCCCATTACCCGAGGTATGCCCATCTATCCTCAAGCGTAATATGATAAAAAAGACCTACTTAAAGTTTACAGAAAAGTATGGTCTCAAACTAAAGCTTGAGGAAAGTGGGGAAAAGAAAAGGAAGAAGTTAATATCATTCTCTTCTTCAGAGGAAGATGATATGGAAGACGGTGAATTAACTCCTGAAGCTGATGAGTAAGTTCAAGTTAAAGAATAACCTGTTGCAGTTCAAAACAAGTATGAAAGCTTGGGAGGGACTCAACAGGTTATTCCTGTTCAATACCCCCGGTTTGGATATTGAAAGAATTGGTAAAGCACAGTACTTAAATGATTTAGTCATTTATATTAAAGAACCTCTGGTAGACCCCGAATTTGATTTTGGTAGGCACTTCAACTACACTTCGGCTAAATGGAAGTCTCTGGTAGCAAACTATGTGGATGAAAATGGTCTGATTGATTTAAGACAGGAAGTAGTAAAAGCCTTAAACTCAAGGAAGATATTTAACATAGGCTATCAGTTTGACAATAAGCATGCTCATGGTAAGAATTGCTTATTGTCTCTAACTGTATCAAAGAAAGCAGGCATGGATTACCCCATGATAACGGTATTCATGAGGGCATCCGAGGTAACTAAAAGACTTATCTGTGACCTACTACTGATTCAAAGGATAGGAGAATACTTATTCCCCACTGGACATAAATTCCATGTATCAATACACTTCAGTCAGATATTCAATGATGATACGGTATTACTAATGTATCATGCTCATGAAGACCTATTAAAGCTTAGTGATAAGCTTGGTATATATGATGGTAACTGGTATGAGCGGTTGAAGTATCTACTTAAAGTAGACCCTGACAAGATAAAGTATAAGGTACATAAAAGAGCTTTGAAAGTACTCAGACCTGAGTTGTTCAAATATCCCAAAACCCTGGCAAAGGATTGTACACTCGGTAGTGAAGACTGGCTACCATTCTAAGATAGGGAAGTCTATTGAATTGCAAATATCAATGCAATGAAAATAGAAGTAAAGAAATCTCCTTACACCAGTAAACTCGGAGGAGATATAGATATAACTTTCTCCACAGATGATGGGTGGTTATTTAATACCGTGGCCAATATCAGTGTAAAGGATTTAAGGCAACTTAAAAGAAAGATAAGGAGGTATCTAAGTGAAGTACGAGAGGAAAGATAAACTCTATTTTGGAGTAGAGATATCCAAGGGTAAATATCCTGATAGGAATGGCAGGGACATAGAGTTATCTGTATGTATCAATGCTCATCATTGGGTAGGTCTTCCCAACATGAATATTCAGGACCTAAAAGAACTACGAAAATCTATAAGAAAATATATTAAAAATCACGAACAATGAGAAGTCATCTAACTTTACCTGGATTTAATGGTAGGTATAGGATATATACTACGGGTAAAGTATGGGACAAACACTTAAAAGTATTTTTAATAGCTAGACCCAATAGTACTGGGTACTTAAGAGTTAGATTATATGATGGTAAAAGGTATTTTATACATAGGTTAGTAGCTTTAACTTACATTCCAAACCCAGATAATTTACCAATAGTTATGCACTTGGACAACGATATACATAACAACCAAGTAATCAACTTAAAGTGGGGTACTGGGTCTGACAATATTAAACAGGCCTTCAGAGATGGGCGTATAAAAACTACATATAAACCTGGTAAAGGTCCAGGACTAAAGGGCGAAAATCATCCTATGTCAAAATTAACTTACAATCAACGTAAGGAGATTGAATCTTTATACAGAACTGGAAAGTACACTATGAGAAAATTATCAATTAGATATAACGTTAGTAGAGTAACTATTGGGAATTGTGTAAAACTATTCAAACAAAGATGATATGAGAATATATTCAAATCCTTACGAATTGATGTCTGAGACGGCAAGAAATTTGTATGAGATGGGTAATGAGGTAAAACCCCGTACCTATCAGAATAAAGTTATCGAAGGTAAAGATGACTTCATTACCAAAGAACTTATATGCGAGCAATACTGTTTGACTCACCTGGAAGACCCGGCCCCTTTATTTGTATTCACCAAATCTAAAGATTGGGCAGAGGCTGAGTTCCAGGAAAGAATACACCCGGGACAAATTAACCCGGGTGAAGCATGGAAATTGCGTCCCGAAATATGGGAAGAGTTCCTGGTAGATGGTAAGTACTTCGACTACACCTATTCGGAGAGAATGAATGAGGTAGTAAGGTATAATGGGATTGTAATGACCAAGTTACAGGCTGTCATAGGTCTGCTCAAGGATGATAATGATACCCGTAAAGCTATACTTAATATCTATGGTGAAGATGGGCAGGTAGAATGTTCTGATGCCGAAAACCTGGATGGTAAGATGCGTATACCATGCTCTATGTATTACGACTTCCTTATCCGGGAGAACGCAAGGGGTGAAAAGCAACTGAATATTTGTTATCACCAAAGGTCATCCGATTTTGTAACTCATTTTGGAAATGATGTATACTTGGCATGGAAACTAATGGAATACGTAGCTAGAGAAGTGGGTATCAAACCTGGTTATCTCTATCATACTATTGATAGTTTGCATAGTTATAAAAAGGACTGGGTAAAACTAAAAACTTCTATCCAGACCGAATTAAGGTAACA